GCACCCAGGGATCGATCACATAGATCCGATCGCTGCCGAAGTCGTCGGCGACCTGGATGGCGGCGGCGTCGGTGGTGTTGGGGCCGTCGGCGATGATCACCGCGCGCAGGCGCTGAGCGATGCCAAGCAGCTCGGCCAACACCTCGGAGCGAACCACACCGCGCTGCACGTTGCCAGCGACAGCCTGCGTGCCTCCGGTCGCCGGGGCGCCGATGGTGACGGTGGGGTTGGTGGCGTAACCCGAGCCAGGGTCAGTGATGGTGATGCTGACCACCTGGCCAGCGTTGTCGCCGGTGCCGAGTACCGCCACGGCAGTCGCCTGCTTCCCGCCTGCAGAAGGGGCGCCGATGGTGACGGTGGGGGCGGTGACGTAGCCAGCGCCTTGGTTTTGCACGGCGATCGAGAGGATGCCGTTGCTGCTGCGCTGATGGGTGAAGCCTGGGGCGATCAGAACGCGAGGCGTAAAACCGACTTCGTTCTCGGCAGCCAGGAAGGCATGAGCGCCCTCGTAAGCGCCGGTGGTGTTGTTGATGCCACCGCGCACGTTGTTGATGGTGGCCGCCTCGTTGAGGCCTTCAGCAACGCGCACGACCACGACGACAGCGCCGGCCTGGTCGTAGATCAGGTCGAGGGCCGACTGGAGGGTGCCGGCGGTGCCCAGGCCGGCCATCTCGCTCCGGCGAGCGACGAGCACCGGTGTGTTGAGGGGGAACTTATCGGCATCCGCGTCGGGGGCGGTGCCGATCAGGCCGATCACAGAGGATCGGACGGTCTGAATAGGCCGAGCCCCAGTGTCGATCTGGAGCACCTCCACACCATGGAGGAAGGTTGTCGTCATGGGCGGAAGCCTCCTGTCTGGATGATTCTAGGGGTGTTCAACGGCCCTGCCCCCGCAGCTTCTTGCGGCCGCGGCGACGAGGACGAGACCGCTGGCCCTGGCCTTGGGATGTGGTTTTCGGCGGCCCGGGTTGGTGGTCGATCCGTGCGACGCCGGTCTTGCTGCGGACTGCCATGTCTTACTCCCAGGAGATGTTGACGGCGCCAGCAGCGAAGGCATCAGTGCCGTTGGCGGTGACGATGCGGAGGTAGTCGAGCGCGCCAGGTAGATCGATGACTCCACCGGAGACGGTTGCACCCTGAGTGCCGCCTGTTACGAACTGGCCGGGGATCCTTTGCAGTGGCATTACTCTTCAGGCGAAGGGATGGGGTCCGGAGGCGCCACGAAGGCGCCGTTCTGTTGCAGGATCCAACCGCCTTGGACCTCTTCAGAGCAGGGGATGAACTGCGTTACCAGCTCGGCAGTGAAACACTCCTCCAAGGCGAAGCCTGGCGGCGGGGTGAACACTTCTTGAACGATGGAATCAACGATGCGCGCGTATTTCATGGTGATCAATACTCAACGATGACAAGACCAGCGCCAGACATGTTGCCGCTGCCAACCGTTACGGCAATGCTGGTTCCTGGAGTCAGCCCTGTGATGGTTTTGATCGCAAATCCACCACCACCACCACCTGGATAGCCTCCAGGTCCACCGGCACCGCCACCGGGGAAGCCGCCGGATCTGATGCCTTGGAAACTGATACCACCACCACCACCACCACCGTTTACGCCGTGGTTCCCACTCCACGCGTCGTTGTTTCCACCACCACCACCACCACCACCACAGCCAATCAAATCAATCGAATTGATGCCCAGCACGATGCCTTCCCCTGGCTGAGCAGGGGTTGTCAGGGATGTAGCGCCAAGACCTCCAACGCCGTAAACCCCTGTGCCACCGCTGCCACCGGCTGCGTTTGTGATGTTGCCGCCTCCACCGCCTCCGCTACCACCAGCAGCGCCACTGCCACCGTTGGCGCCGCCACCTGCTCCACCATTGCCGAAAAGGGATCCCGCCCCTCCTCCGCCTCCTCCTGCGTTAGTGCTATGGGAGCCGCCAGGGCCGCCGCTCCGGTTGATGTCGCCACCACTGCCGGTACCGCCAGCACTGCTGCTTTGGTAAGGGGAATTAGCTCCGCCTGTTGCTGAACAATGCGCGCCAAATGAAGAGCTGCCACCAGCGCCGTAAACACCGCCACCGCCACCCCATACGCGCGCGCGAACCGATGTAATCTGCGCTGGAACAATGAATGTTCCGGATTGCAGAAAGAATTGAATCTTGCCTGTTCCGAACGGCAAGCCCAGCGGTGCCATCGCACTAGCGCCAGAGCCTCCTCCAAACAGCTGCGAGAAAGTGCTCATCAGATAATCCTCCAGCCAAGAGTGGCATCAACGTAGTAGAGCGTCACCGTCACATTGGGGACGTCAATAGTAAGGTCTTCCTCCAAGCCCATCAGTTTCTGGCCGTTGCGAGCCACGATCGTATTTATGAAGCTGTCGCCAATCGTAATTGACACTTCCCAGCCTGCTAATGGATTCGCCGGCAGTGTGATGGTCTGCCCGGCAGCCGTCACGCTGCAGCGCTCTCTGTTAGCCAGCGTCTTGCTGGTGGCTGTGGTGCTGATGGTGTAAAGGCTGCCGACTTTCTCGACCGTCACCGCCCCATCCCGCAGCTTCGGGGTCGTCACCGTGTCATCCGCCGGTGCGCCTTGCGACGCCACACCCAGCGCCAGCACGCGCACGGTCGTGCCCGCCGGCACGCCTTCGCTCAGCGTGAGCTGCGTGCCCGTCTGATCGATGCTGTACTCGCTCGTCGGCTGAACCACGCCGTCGACCGTCACCAGCGCCGACGGCTTGTTGATGATCGCTGTGCCCAGCGTGAACACCGACTGGTTTGCCGTTGCGGTGAAGACCATCTCGGTCTGCACCGAACCCTGCACATAGCGGGCATCGCTCTCCGCCTTGGTGTAGCGGTTGCCGAGCGCTGTGGTGACGGTCGCTGCGAAGTTGGCGTCGTCGCCCAATGCGGCCGCCAGTTCGTCGAGCGTGTCGAGCGCCCCCGGGGCTCCGGCCACCAGGTTCGTGAACTCGGTGCGCACGAATGCCGTGGTGGCGATCTGCGCGGTGTTGGTGCCGGCTGCAGGGGTTGGCGCTGTCGGGGTGCCGGTGAATGCCGGGCTGGCCAGCGGCGCCCGCGCCGCCACATCGCTGTCGATCGCGTCGAGTGCGGACCGGAGCCGCCCAACGTCATCCGACAGCGTGTTGGTTGGGTGGGGCTTCTCATAGCCCCTGTTGGTCGTCGTTTGGTAGGTAGGCATCAGACGAACACGGCACGGAGCTGCCGGACCCTGGGCAGGCTGCCAACAGCACCAGCCAGCTCCAGCTTGATCCGCGTGGCGGTCAAGGCGCTAAGGCCGGACACCTCGTAGACGTACTCCACCCAGTTGTCACCGAGCGGCGTGGCGCTAGCCAGGGTCAGCGCGTTGTAACTGGCGCCGTTCTGGTAGGTGGGTGTGACGGTTGCCGTGCCAGGCAGGTTCGCCTGGAAGGTCACCTTGAGTTTGGTGCCGCCGGCAGCCTTCTGGAACTGGCGGCTCACGTAGGTGCCGCTGGTGGCCGTAGTGGCGTAAGTGGTCTGCACGCCGGGGAACACGATCGGGCTGACCACGGTGCTTCCCTTGAGCTGCAGCTGCACGCCCAGGGTGCCGGTGTAGGCGCTGTCAAGCGGCAGCGGAACGCCAGCAGGCAGCTCTAGCACGTCGCCGTTCGACTTGGTGTAGCGCACCAGCACCTCGGCGCCAGACGGCACGTTGTTCGGCACCAGGGCGGCCAGGTTGCTGGCGCTGGTGACGCTGATGCTGCCCATGTCCACGGTGCGCACCGCACTGGTGAACTGCGCCCCGTTGAGCTTGAAGCACAGATCCATGTCCTGGTGCGGTGTCCAGGTGGAAGCGTTGGAGCTGCTCAGCAGCACGCCAACGGTGTAGGGCTGCTGCGTGACCCACTTCTGCGACACGGCATCGAAGCCGCCCAGCTTGCCAACGCGGAGGGCGTGGTCTGCGTCGTCAGTCAGGACGACGATCGCATACTCCACATCCTGCTCGAGGTAGACGGGAGTGCCAAGCGTGCAGCGGGTGAAGACGCCGCTGTTGGTGTTGATGTCGGTGCCCTTGATCAGGCCATCGGCGAGCACCTTGCGGGTGGGCACGCCGTTGTCAGTTTCGCGGATCTGCACGATCACGTCGTTGGAAGTGTCGCCGCGAACAGCGAACTTCAGGTCAACGCTGGTGACGAAGCGGCCCTCGGTAAGGGTGAAGGTCTGCGCAAGGGGGTCAAATGCCCAGAAGCAGCGGAACTGCGTCTGGACATACTTCTCAGTGACGAGCGTGCCTTGGCCGTAGTAGATGGCGGAGCCGTAGGTGCCACCCTGACCAGTGAACTCCACCAGCTTTTGGCCAGCCGGGATACCACTGGGGATCGTGAAGCTGCCATTGATCACGCCTTGGCTGTTCGCCACGAAGCTCTGACTGATCACCCTGCCGTCAAAGCGCAGCTGCGCCAGCTGCTCGCCAGCGCCGAAGCCTTCAATCGTGAACTGCACAGTGCGACTGCGCAGATATGGGATTTCCGACTGGGTACTGGAGACCAGAGTCGTTACCGTCGCAGGATTCCAATAGGGACGCTTCCAGGGATACCACTTCCACCATTTCCAGTTGTGGAAATACCAGGGATTCCACCATCCGTAGTAACGCCAGGGATACCAGAAGAACTGGACGGCGTTAGTTGTGGTCTGGGTTTGCGTTTCAGTCCACTGATCAACAGCAGGATTCAGTGTGACCTTTGCCGGGAACGGCGTGAATGTTTGATACGGATTGATCTTCATCGAATCCGTGAACAGCAGCTGCTCGATCAGCGTTTGCTCGGTATAGGGCAGCAGCTGGAAGGTGCTGTTATTGGTCGGCTGCGAAACAATCGTGGCTGTGGCAGGAATCTGGAGCTCTTGCTCAACGATCACTGCATCCTGCGAAACACCACTGTCGCGCTGATCGCCGTCGAAGAAGTTGTCGGTGAAAATGCCGTATTTGGCCGACGGATCTTTGCTGCTGATGTCGATCAGCGAGCGCTGCTCGGCAACGATGGCGTACAGCTCGCCGATCGACTGCTTAACGGCACGCTGCTCAGCCATGTCCACCACGCGGGTAGACACGTCTTCCGTTTCAGGTGTTGAGGTGGCGAACCAGTCGTAGCTGATCGTTGCCAGTGCCAGCTCTTGCTCCGATGCCTGCGGGGCGACCGGATTGAAACGGGCGGGGATGCCCTTCAGCGCAGCCAGCGTGCCATCGCCGCGCATCACCAGGGTGTCGACGCGGGGTACCTTCCAGCGATAGTCGATCAGGATCAGACTGCCGCTCACGGCGCCAGTCACCTGGAACGTGCCGGCCTCCAGATCGACGCTGGTAGGGGTGACGCTGGTGAGGTAGCGGTAGGTGACGGAATAGGTGCTGCCCGGAGCAGGCTCAGCGCCGGCCGGCGACCAGTTCACGGTGTCAGCTGTGAGCAGGTAATCGGTGGTGGCCACATAGGTGGTGGCGCCTTGCGTGACCGATTGAATACTCAGCACTGCGCTGTCGGGCAGTGCATCCGATGCACCTGTGAACGCGCCGTGGGTCAGGGTGACGGTCTTCTCCTTGGTCACCACCACATCGAGGATCGACTCCAGCGGCTTGCGGTTCAGGGTGACCGTTTGAGCGCCGGCTGTCGTGCTGGTCTGCGGCTCGTTGTTGATCGTCTGCAGATCAGGGTTGATCGGCTGCGAGAACGTGAGCGACGTGGCGATGTCGAGCTTGTAGCCCTGCAGGTTGCCGACGCCGTTGAGAACGCTGAAGACGTAGTTAGTATCAGCCTGGTTCTTGCCCAGGCTGATCACATTCAGACCGCGCACCACATAGTTGCCGTTCGCTTCGCGGTCGTAGCGGGCGAGCAGCTGCTTGAAGCCGTCAATCTCGGGCGGCGTGGTCTGAGTCAGCACCACGCCGTTGTTGACGGTGTAGACGGCGTAGAAGTCGCCGGCACCGCCATCGCCCGCCCAGCCCCAAGCGGCCAGTCGGCGCTTGCGGCCGGCGCCAGGTTCCTGGTAGTTCCTGGTGCCGACTGCCGGGTCACGCAGAGTGGGCTCTTCCAGCTCGGTGATCTCGGCGGTCACCAGCCGCACGCCAACCTGCACCACGCCACTGGTTGGGATGGTGAAGCTGGCTGCCGCAACCTCACGTGCGGCGCCCTGGATGTAGACGGCTCCGTCATCCAGGTTCACCAGGCCGGTGCTGGCATTGACGGTGATGCCGCCATCGCGCAGCACAGCGCCGTCCTTGAACAGCACATCGGCGATGCGCTTCAGACGATCCAGCTGGATGCTCTGGATCTCGTTCAGCTCTGCGGACTGCAGGCCCTTGGCAGCGCGGAACAGCAGTTCCTCGTAACCCTGAGAGGCGCTGAAGCGGTTGTAATACTGCTGGAGGGGCATGACGGCCTCAGAAGGTCACGACGAACTCGAAGGATTCCCGCGTGGCGGGCGTGCGGTTGATGCGGGCGATGTTCTCAGCCAGCAGCATGGTGCCTGGGTTGGTCACCTGGGCGGGGCTGAAGTACATCTGACCAGCGGGCAGCCCAGCTGCCACCACTGTATCGAGGAAGATTCCGGTCTCTCTGATCTGTGCTGCCGAGCTGTCCTCGAAGTCGAAGGTGAACCGCAGATACAGATTGTTGGTTGGTGTTTGCGTGACGCTGAAACGACCAGTTGGGACGACGATTCCGCCCTGGGCATCGGGCACGCAGTAGGACGACTCGGTGAGCTTGCGGTAGCCAATGGGATTCAGCAGAGCGCTCTTGCTCACGTCCTCTGGGACCAGCACCGTGTCCCAGGCGGCATTGCCAGAACCCCATCCCATGAAGATGGGGCGTGCTCTAACGCTTGCCGCGATGGCTGTTCGCCCGGACGTTACGAGGGTCGCCATTCGTCAGCCCTTCCTTCGTGGTGATTCTAGGGTCAGGCCGTGAGCCTGGTTATCTTCGCGCCAACCTGCGCGCCGCCGCTCGTCAACCATGTGCCTTCGCTCAGCCACGTCTGATCGGCTTCCCAGTACCGACTGAACCCGCGGTACAAGGCCCCGAAGACCATGAGCCGGTTCCTGGCCTTAGCTGTGAGAGCAGCACCGGGATAGGCCGCGAGGCTGTTGGCCTCTCGGAAGAACCGCTCGTTGATCTCCGCAAACTCAAGCGCCCAGTAGGTTTCACTCAGAGCATCGCCCGACAGCTCGATCGTGCCGCCGACTTCAACCTCAACGGTGCTCGGGAAGCAGTGGTTGATGTCGCCGAAGACCCATTGATCACTGAGGACGATCTGGGCTTTCGCGAACTTGAGTGCCGGCGCGATCTGCGCCGTGCCATCAACAGGGCCGGCAGCTGCAGAGCGCACCAGGCTGATGATGACTGGATGGTTGAGGACATGCCAGCCTTCATCCAGCAGGTCGCGATCCAGCACCCACGTGGTCGGATACTGCACATGGTCGCCATGGATGTGCACATGCCCATCGGCCACCGTTGAGCCTGCGAGTGCAGCGGCACCTGTCTTCTGGCCGAAGCTCAGCTGGGGCCAGCCGGGCTCCACGTCATAGACGCCGCTGTCATCACAGAGCAGGCCCGTACCCAGCAGGTGGTTGTCGAGCAGGAACCGGCGCTCGTCGTAGCCGCCGTAGACCCGGAACATGCGGGAGCGGACGGGCTGGCTGATCGTGGCAATGCCGACCAGTCGCTCGATCTGCTCCAGGCCATTGGGCGCCTCCTGCAGGCCCAGTTGGTACTCCGCCCAGCGCAGGGTGCCGGCTTCCGACTCCTCAAGAAACGCATCGAGACCAATCCATCCCAGGGCGATCTTCAGGGATGCCGGGGTCCCACGCACCCGCTGCCACAGCACCCCTTCGGCAAGGGCACGTCGCTGATCGGCCAGGTAAGGCAGCAGCTCGCCCAGGCCGTATTCGTAGATCAACCACGGCACCACCGAATCCGGGATGTCGACCCGCTTGGCTGTGCGGATGATCGGCACCGGACCGCCAGCTCGCTGCAGGCTGCTGGTGCTGCGCGAGAAGTCACGCTCCAGCTGCGTCGAATTAGGCGGCAGCAGATCGAACCGGCTCATCGGTCACGACCTGCAAGGGTGAGGGTGATGCTGCCAAGAGCAGGCGCATCGCTTGGCTGGCAGATTACGTTTGCCGCAGGCGCTGTCAAGACCACACGCTGCACGCCAGCAGGATGCAGCTGCGCGATGAGCCAGCTGGTTGTCACGTCCCATCCCAGGCCTGATTGCGCCTCAAAGGCGTCGCGCAGCCGTTGCTCGAGGCCGTTGAAGACGTCCAGTGGCGTTCCGGGATAGAGGTAGACCTGGGCGGAAACGTCGACGTTGATGATGTTCGCGCCTTGCACCGTCACGGTGTCAGTGAGAACGCGCACGTCATCAGCCTGCAGTCTTGCGTCAACTGCATCGATCAGCTCGTCACTCGCCAGGCCGTAGCCGCCGCCTTGCAGCACCAACGCCAAGACCCGTTCGCGGTAATCCTCATCGGTCTCGCCCTGATTGCGGACGACACCAAACGCCACACCCAGCTGATCGAGTGCCGCGCCGGTGGCGGTTGGCACCTGGTAGCCCTCCTTGCTCAGGATGGCGATTGAGACGTCGCCAGGAGTGGGGCTGCTGACTGCGGCATCCTTGACGCGATCGTCGGCAGTCAGCGCCTGGTAGCGATACCAGGCAGCACCGCCGGCAGTGCTGCTGCCCATGATCCGCTCGATGGTGCGCAGGCGCAGCGCTTCATCGCTCTCGCCAACGAGCCTGGTGACGCCGTAGAAAACGGCGAGGTTGTCCATGTCAGCGCCGCCGGCGTAACGCAGCAGAGTCGCCTGAAGCGCATCGTTGATCCGCTGGCGGAGGATCAGCTCGCGCGCTGCGGCCACCTCCAGAATCTTGATGCCGGGGTCGCTTTCGAGGATCTCGGTGTAGGACGGATCACGCGCCTGCAGGTCGGCGATCATCGCCGCGAGGATCGTCTCGAAGTCGAGCTCCTCGATGATCGTCGGATCGGGAATGCTGCTGAAGTCGATCGTCGTCATCAGACCACCAGCCCCTCGATCTCGATCTTCTGCCCGTTGAGCAGGTAGTA